GCGCGCGCCTTTGACAAACACATGGACACCCTCATTGGTGAGAATCCAGAGAAACTCAGAGGTGTTTCAAAGCGCAGATACTTCGAGCTGTGCAGTGAGCTGAGCCTTCGTGGGATACAGTCTGACTCGAATTATTGGAAGGAATTCATTTCCCCCAACATCGTGCCACTTGCCAGTGTTAAGGGCGCAACAAAGGTTAAGCACATGACTGCCAGAGCTAAAGCTTCGCACTCTGGCAAGATGAGCAAGTTTCAAGAACCTGCCTTCGCTGGACTCTTCAAGCAATTTAAACATTGGAATTGGGATGAGGAAGCTAATGAGGCGCGTGGCATCTGGCCCCCACAAGGGCCAGCTGCAGTATGCGAATCACTCGAGCACACTTTAAAGGATAATACCAACGCAGTACCTCTGGACCCTCGCACTGCCCCTCAGTTGGCACGTGGGTATCCGGCTGCGGTCATGGACTTGGATGAGGACATGTATTCCTGGATAAAGCGTAACCTCGAGGAGCTCAGGATGGACAAGGGCGTTGGATGGCATTTATCTGGCCAAAAGAGTAAGGGTGAGTTTTGTGAGAGTATGTCATGCATACCAACAATCTTAACAAAATTATCCTTGACTCTGGTCACTGATCTTGAATGGATGGCTCAATTGAACCCCTGGGACTTATACCAGGCTGGTTTAATCATGCCCGAGGTCCTGAAGACAAAAGGTGAGGCCACAAAGCGATCCAAACAACGTCAGAAACGTTGGAGAGTCATTTGGCAAACTTGCATCACGCAAGAATTGCTGTGCAGACTGATTCACGGTGATCAGAACACCGCTGAGACAGCTGCGTACCAGAATGGTTACACCCACTCCGCGGAATTTCCAACCTTCGGAAATGCCACTGGAATGGGACACGACACTCCCGGTTTGCATGACACCAAAGCAGCCCTCCTTCGCTTGATCAAGGGGGATGTTGGGTGTGCAGCAGACCGTAAGGCGTGGGACCTTTCAATTACTCGCCACCTTTGGTATGCCGAGGGACAGCTCCGCGCTATCTTGGCTGCCGCTGGTGGCGCTCCTGTGGTGTTCCAGGAAGCCCAGCTTAAGATGTCCATGCTTTTATCTGCACATGTTGTGCAGGTTGGCCAATTTGTTTACCAAGTTGACATCTTCGGCCTTGTAGGCTCCGGGATCTTCTCCACAGCGAGTTCCAACGGCAAGCTAAATCAACTGTTGGCTTTAGATTACCCCATTCATCAGTTACCTGCTGATCATGTGATCACGTACGAAGATTATCACAGGTATCTGTCCCTGGTTATGGGAGACGATTCCGTCATGCGTGGGGGATATGTTGGCATGGAAGGATTCATCCGCCATCACGCCCAGCGTGGGGTGGAAGTCACTGGTGCAAGCAAGGATGAAGCACCTGGACCTTTGACTGACATGACAAAGGTGCCTTTCACAAGTCATTTATATGACCTTGTCAACGATGACAAGCCACCAGGGGTCTTTGACAACGTTGCCAAGCTTGCCTGGCGTCTGGCCTTGATAGGCAAGGCTACACGCGACCAGGCGATGGGCGTTCTGTTTGCAGTTCGCTACACACAACACGTTGATGAGATCCGTGAGATGCTTACTGCCATCGATCCTGCATTCAAGAACTTGCAGTATGAGGAGGGCGTCGGGTTCAACCTCGATACTTTCCTTTAGTTGCTTGCACACTTAATTCATCGCCTTCTGGAGGAGGGTTATTCTTACGCTAATAAAAATAGCAAAACAAAACAAATAAACAAAGCAAGTACTCCTTGCACACTATTCTTCTGCGAGCTAACGCTTGCGAAACAACTTCTTGCGAGTGAATCCTCGCATAATAATCTATCATGGCAAGAGCTCCTGTAAAGCAGCGCAACCTGAAGCGGCAAGTGCCAGCCAGGCGTGCACAACGGACGAACGCCCCCGCTCGACGCCCCTTGCGTCGCCGGGCCCCTCCCGCTGCGCGCCGCCCACAAGTGACGAATCAGAACACCGTTATTCCCGTTCCACGCACACTCTCGTGGGCTTTTAATGGTTTTGACCATCGTCATCTGCCGCTGGACGAGGCCACAGCACCATACACTGTTTCGACCTTCACGTCAATCTTGGAGTTTCCTAGCAGTCATACTGAGGATCAGGTGGTACTTGTATGCCCGTTTTCATTCGGTTACGGCACTCACGATTCACCGTTTTCGTTGACCGACACTATTGCTGCGGTGTATAATGGTTCCACCACCGCTGGTGTTTCGCCCATGACTCCCACTAAGACATGTCGCTCACCCGTCCTGGGGAGCCCAGTTGTGACAACAGAGAATCAGTACTCAGACATCCGTGCCCGTTTACACAATATGTCCGTCAAAGTACAGTGCCTCGGCACTAGTGCTGGACTCTACCCTCCTGGTAGTTGTTATTATGGCACAGTCCCTGCTCTCGAGACTGGTATCGGTCGCTCCTCACATCCTTCCGGCGGGACAGCCCGCTCTGTTCAGGAAGTGTGGGTTGATGATTCCATTGCAGTTGGTTATCTCAAGGGTTCCCCTGCAGTCTCACTCATTAAGGAGCCCGGTATTGTTCACTCCACTGTCTGCGAGACTATCAGCTACAAAAGTTGGTATGAGATGATGGTTCCACATTCCACTTTCAAGATTGGTGATTGTGCCGTCTGTTTGGCTTTGGAACCCATTGTCATCAGCGTACCCAAGTGTGGTGCTGCTGGTACTATCGTCAATTATCGCATAATGATTGGGCAGCAGTGGTGCACACGACACCCTAATAATGTCTTACTGCGCTCGACTCAGAAACAACATCCTGCCACTGCCCCCGGCGTGTGGCATAAGGCCCTATCCACGGCCAAGACTGTTACTTCCACTGTTGGGGAGGGCTTGGCCGATGGAGCCATGCAGGCTCTTGGACGCGCTGCTGCGAACTTATTGCGGCCTCAGGCTGCTTTGGGTGATGGAGTTCCCTTAGTTGTGGACTAAATATTCTACGTTCTTTCTTCATGTGAATTAGAGGTGGGAGGTGGGTTGTTTGTGCCGTAGGAGTGAGCGGGGTTGAGGTCAGTCGAACTCCCCCGCCACTCCGGCACACACATTTGCATTGCTTTCAATTTCGTGGCTTCGCCACACATTTCTAATATCAAGGAGATGAGCTCCGGACCCAGTCCAGCAGACGTCCCTCATGCTTTCCCGGAAGGCTTTGAGGAGCCCGAGGCAGAACTTTCTGCCAATTCAGATGTAGACTACGCAGGTTCAGAGGTTGACACGATTGCTTCTTATCCTGTAGGAATACAGGAGCGCTTAAGGAGCCGTCGTTCGCAGCTCTTAATGAGGGGTGTTTCACCCTCTGATATCGAGACGCGTCTCGCGCAAATGGCCGCCTCTCTTGGCACTGGCGTTTCTGCCTCCTCAGAGGCCGATCGTCGTGCAGCCCAGTCCTTGCGCGCGCAGGAAGCTTATGCTTCGACTGTTATCGACAGCCCTAACTGCGCCGACGACAAGGCGGTCATCATTTACCTTAATATGCACGGGCCGTCCACTGCACTTGCTATCGCTACTGGCATCCTTGGCCAAAACGCTTTGAAGGCCCAGGTTAACCCATTGCTCCACCGCATGAAGCACCGTGGTGTCCTGCGGCAATCAAACAACAAGATTTGGTCATTGGCTGACGACAGCATTATGGTACGCATCAGTCATTTGATGCGCAACTCTCCACCGTACAATGCAATGGAGATTGCCGGTCTACTTGGCGTACGACATTCCGAAGTCGCCACAATTCTTTCTGAAATGACCTTAGGCAGCTATGGGCTTAATGGGGTGTGCCTCTACGGCACCGAACATGACACTCCCTCTGGTCGACAGACCTACTACAGGTCTCTTGCATAAACTCCTCCTATGCTGGATCCTTGACAGGGAGGGGCGGGTTGCCGCCCCTGTAACCAGCACTTCTTCACGCATAGTGAGCTGTGCG